AATCAAGCGGCGGTCGATGCACAAAAAGCAAGATTTAAAGGTTACGCTCCTTCTAAAAGATCTGACACTTCTGCTATAGCAGGTTATGGTGGCATTAATCCTAAGAACATGGGTTTAGGTGTACAATCTGCTTTTAATACAGCACAAAATAGAAACGAAACTACTGGCATGGGACTTTTGGATTCTGTAAGATTCCAAGCAACCAGACCAGAATTTAAAAGAGACGTAAATAATTTAAAAGATATTTACAATAAAATACCGACTCCGGGCAATCTTGCTATGAAAGCACTAGGATTGTTTGGTAAAAAACCTACTGATGCTACTGCTCAAGTTGGTGCGCAATCTACCGGCATAGGCAGTATTTTCGATAAAATTAAAAGTGGTTTTAATAGAAGCCCAAGTACGACGCCCCAAGACGATAGACTCGCAAGAAGAAGCGGCGATGGATCTAACAATAAAATGATATCTGATATGCTACTTAGACCTGCTGTTAATCCCGGTGGCATTGATGGTCCATTTAAACAGCCTTCTCCTACTGTTATGCCCGGCATGGAAAATTTGCAACAATTAGAAAACCGATTTGGCAATAATGGTATAGGCACTCTACTGGCTAGAGCTCAAAGTACACCTACTAGTAATTACGGCTATGGTCCTTCGGCTACTGCAGGCAGAGAAAACATTGATAGACTAACTGCTGCGCCTTCTTATATGCCACTAAGTTCTTTCATGACTGCCGCTGACGGCGGACGTGCTGGTTACAGTGAAGGTGGCTCTGGTACAGATCAACAACAAAGAGAAAATTTTTATGACTTTGGTTATGATAACTTCTTGTCACTAGAACAATATATGGGAAGTGCTCAAGCAATAAGAGATCTTGAAAGAAACGCTAACGGTGGCCGTATTGGTTATCAGTATGGCGGCACGGGAGCATACCCTAGTGGTAATGTTTATGGTGGTAATTATGCACAAGGAGGCCAAGCACAAAGTGGTTCGCCTATGCACGGTGGCGGTTACAATCAAGGTGGTTCACCAATGGTTATGATGACAGGAGCAAACTCTGGGCTCGGTAATGTGTTAGAGCACTACAAAACTATAAGAGGTAAAATGTAATGAAGAAAGTTATACAAGTAATATGGATGGATTGTATTTAAGCGGAAAAATACTACGTATTATCCGTGATAAGAAGCAACAAACAACTGATTATGTAATGCAAGGCGCAGTAGGTGATTCTACTGAGTATGCAAAGATGATGGGTCGTTTTCGTGCTTTAGAAGAGATCGAAGGAGAGATCCAAGATGTAATGAAAAAAGGAGAACAAAACGATGAGTGATTTAATATTACCCACGCACGTAGCGAAAGCTAGGAAAAAACAAAAAGCAGCTAAAAAGAAAGAATTAACGGCTGCTGAAATAGAGAAAAAACAAAAAGAAGTAGAGGGAATCTATGGAGAACGAGAATCTAAGTATATTGACCCTAATAATATTGATGACAATATTGCTGCGAAGCTACCCAAACCTACTGGTTGGCGCGTCTTAATTTTGCCTTATTTAGGGGCAGAAAAGAGTAAAGGAGGCATTATTTTGTCCGACCAAACTCGTGAAAGAGAACAATTAGCTACCGTTTGTGGCTATGTATTGGCCACTGGCCCTGATGCGTATGCCGATACTACTAAATTTGCCGAAGGACCTTGGTGCAAACAAGGCGATTGGGTAATCTTTGCTCGTTATGCAGGTTCGAGATTAAAAATTGACGGAGGCGACTTAAGACTCTTGAATGATGATGAAATACTTGCTATAATACAGGATCCGACTGACATCTTACACATGTAAGTCATCTTGCAATAATTAACCATGGAGACAAGAACCATGCCTGAGGCAGAAAAAATACAAGACGATAGACTCGTCGACATCGATACCAGCGGAGCTTCCGTTGATGTTGAACTAGAAGAATCAAATATAACTACAGCAGATGAGGAAAGTAATGAAGTATCTATTGAAGACAGTAATGTCTCCGATGACACACCTGCGGAATCTGATGAGCGTGAAGATGTTCAAAACGATCAAGGGTCAACGGACGACGAACTACACGACTACAGTGACAAAGTCCAAAAAAGAATCTCAAAACTAGTAGGTAAACTTAGAGAATCAGAACGTCGCGAACAAGCAGCGATGGAGTACGCTCAAGGACTACAGCATAAAACTAGTGATTTAGAGAAAAAATACGCTGACACTAACCAAAACTATGTATCAAGTTTACAATCAGAGTCTTTAGCACAAATTGAAGAGGCAAAGATAAAACTTAAAAAAGCCATTGAAGAAGGCAACGTTGATGTACAGGCAGAAGCACAAGGTGCCTTGGCCAAAGCAACGTTAAATTCGGAAAGAGCTAAGATACAAAAAGAAGCGTTAGAAAATCAAGCGAAACAATTTAACCAACAAAGAGAAGTTCCTGTACTACAGCCACAAGCGCAGCCAGTACAACCGGCTCCAAGGCCTGATGCTGCAGCTACTTCTTGGGCAAACGATAATGTTTGGTTCGGTCAAGACGAAGCAATGACTTACACTGCTTTTGCTATTCACCGTAAATTAGTTGAAGAAGAGGGTTTTGATCCTCGTTCTGACGACTATTATGATGAAATAGATCATCGAATAAGACAACAGTTTCCTGATAGATTTGAACCTGAAGAAAAACCACAAAAAAAGGTTGACCAAACAGTGGCACCTGCGGTAAGATCAAGTTCGAAAAAAGGAAAACGCACTGTGAGACTCACACCGTCACAAGTCGCGATAGCTAAGAAACTTGGTGTGCCATTAGAAGAATATGCTAAATACGTGAAGGAGTAGCAATATGACAAAAATAATTAAAACCTCACGCTCATCTCAAACTAGAGATAAGACTGCCAAAAAAAGGCAGCCATGGCGACCACCATCTAGACTAGACGCGCCCCAAGCACCTGATGGGTTTCAATATCGTTGGATACGAGCTGAAATCATGGGTCAAGAAGACAAGAAAAACGTATCATCACGTATTCGTGAAGGTTATGAACTTGTTAGACTTGAAGAGCTTGGAGACTTCGATGCTCCGACTATTGAAGACGGAAAAAACGAAGGTGTTGTTGCTGTAGGTGGACTACTGCTAGCCAAGATACCCACTGAGATTGCAGATGAGCGTAAGGCTTATTTCGCAAACCAAACTAGTGATCAACAAAAAGCTGTTGATAATAGTTTGTTGAGGGAGCAGCATCCAAGTATGCCGATAGACAATCCAAATCGACAGACTAGAGTAGCTTTTGGCGGTGCCAAGAAACAAGATTAGTTTCTAACACACAATATTCATTGCCGGAATTAAATTGGATTATTAACAATAACTAATAATTTATTAGTCTAAGGAGGACTATAATTATGGCAAATAAAGACGCAGCCTTTGGTTTTAAACCCGTAAGGCATTTAACAGGCGGTCAGATTCGTACTGAAGAGTACGCTATTGCAAACAATTACGACACTAGTATTTTTTCTGGTAATGTAGTTGAAGCACAAGCGGCTGGCGGTATTGAAAATGCAGCGGCTGGAGACACTCAACAACTGGGTGTTTTTGGTGGCGTGTTCTACACTGACCCAACAACAAGTAAACCAACATATAAAGCATTCTACCCAGCATCAACTGCTGCGGCAGATATTGTGGCGTATGTTTACGCAGACCCTCAGATCGTGTTTGAAGCACAACATGACGGCACTGGAACAGCGGCTATGAATCATTCAGGCTTTGATTTTATAGGAGTAGTCGGAAGCACTACAACTGGACAATCAACTTCTGAGATTGATACTTCTACTTCTGGTACTTCAGGTGGCTTTAAGCAAATTGGAATCTCAAAAGATCCCGATAATAGTGATGTGGCAACTGCAAATGCAAATGCTTATGTGGTGTTCAACACTGGTGAGCATGTGTATAAACTAACAACAGGCGTATAGGGAGGATTTGAACTATGGCTATAAATAGAGCACAACTTGCAAAAGAGTTGGAACCCGGTTTGAATGCACTATTCGGATTGGAATATAAAGGCTACGAGAATCAGCATGCTGAAATCTTCGACACCGAAAACTCTGATAGAGCTTTCGAAGAAGAAGTAATGTTGTCAGGCTTCGGTTCTGCATCAGTTAAACCAGAAGGTACTTCTGTTAACTTTGATAGCGCAACTGAGTCTTTCACAGCACGTTACTCTCATGAAACTGTTGGACTTGCTTTCCAGATTACTGAAGAAGCTGTAGAGGATAACCTTTACGACAAAATCAGTACTCGTTACACGAAAGCACTAGCACGATCTATGGCGCACACTAAGCAAGTTAAAGCTGCAAACGTTTTAAACAACGGTTTCAGTTCTAGCTTTACTGGTGGTGACGGTGTTGAGCTATTTTCTTCTGCTCACCCGACTTCGTCTGGTAACCAAAGAAATGAGCTAGCGGTTGCTTCTGACCTTAACGAAACATCATTAGAACAAGCAATGATTGATATTGCTGCTTTTGCTGATGATAGAGGTCTAAAAGTTGCTGCTAAGGCACGTAAGTTGATTATCCCATCAGCGTTACAGTTTACTGCTGAAAGACTGATGAAGTCTTCTGGTAGAACTGGAACTTCTGATAACGATCTCAACGCGATTAGTTCTATGGGAATGATTCCGGAAGGTTACGCAGTGAATAACTACTTAACTGACACGGACGCATTTTTCATTAAAACTGATGTGCCTAATGGACTGAAACATTTCCAAAGATCACCGATCGCTACTTCTATGGAAGGCGACTTTGAGACTGGAAATATGAAGTACAAAGCTAGAGAACGTTACAGCTTCGGTTTTTCCGACTGGAGAGGTATGTTTGCTTCTGAAGGAGCATAACAACTCTAACTTCTTTCATTAGAAGACTAAAAGGGGCGCTTTTTAAGTGCCCCTTTTTATTTGCGTCAGACAACGAAAGAGTGTATAATTTATGCACTGCATATTAAATTTAGTTAGTATAGACGCGTGCAGTCGACAAATCTCAAGACTATATTAACGTAAAACGGAGAACAAATATGGCTAACTCAACATTTAACGGTCCGGTCAGATCAGAAGGTGGTTTTGAACAAATCACTAAAGCTGCAGCAACGGGCGCAATAACAACTAACTTTGATATCGATTCAAGCGGTAACATTTCAGGTACTGGTACAGAGATAACAGGTTTTGTTGTTCCAACAGTAACAATCGTAACAGGATATACTTCTGGTACAGTACTAACAGCAGCACAATCAGGATCTATTGTAACCTTTCCTGCAATGAATGGTGCAGCAAGTTTATCACTTCCAGCAGCAGCTACTTGTGTAGGGTCTACTTTTCATTTTGTAATGTTAGGCACAGCAGGTAATGATGTAGATATCATTACTAATGGTTCTGAAAAAATCATTGGTTGTGTACCAAAAGGTGATGGTGACAATGTAGGTATTGCAGATGCAAACGATTCTATAGGTTTTGATGCTAATGCAGTAGTAGGTTCAAGTTTTAAAGTAACTTGTATCTCTTCTACAGCAGCACTAGCTTTCCTTGCACATGACATCATTGATGGTCTTGCAGCGAATACTGGCGGCATTAACTTAAAATAAATAATTAGTGTGGGGCTTCGGCCCCACATGTTTCTTAATTAAGGAGGGAAACACATGGCAGACGTAGTAACAGGACCAGAGGTCCTACAAGAAAACGACAAACGAGTAACATTAAAATTAGTGGTACAATCAGACGGAAACGGCAGCACAACAGTACTTTTTGATTCTTCAGCAAGAACAACTAATGGTGTTGCTACCAAAGGCGCCCTACAAAGAATATGGTTTTCATGCAGTAATGGTAACGGCTTTGATGCATTCGGACGTTTAGATTTTGAAGATTCAGATGGCGACAGACCTTTACTTGGTTTAACAGGAACAGGATACTGGGACTTTAGAGAATTTGGTGGATGTCCACCAAGCATTGATGCTAATACCAACGGCGACATTAATTTTGTTGTAGCAGCGGCTGCTGACGCTGGTAATATGTACACAATTGTAGCAGAGTTTGCTAAAACAGTTTAATAGGAAATAGCCATGGCTGTATCAGGTTCTACTAATTTTAATATAGATGCAACAGAAGTAATTCAAGAAGCGTACGAACGTTGTGGTCTTCAGGATATATCAGGTAAAGATTTACGCACAGCGGTACGTAGCATGAACCTAATGATGGCCGAATGGGCAAACCACGGACTTAATCTTTGGACTATACAACTTGGCACTCAAACAACAACAGCAAGTGACGCAGACTATTCTTTAGACACCAATATTATTGATTTACTAGAAGTAGTGCTAAGAGACTCTAATAATATAGATCAAACGCTGACTAGAATTAGCCGTGCTGACTATCATATGTTACCTAATAAAAGTGCAGAGGGTAAACCTGCTCAGTTTTATTTTGAGAGGACTACTACTCCCACTTTATTTATGTACCCTACTCCAGATTTATCTACATACTCTGTAAGGTATTATTTCCTAAAGAGATTAGACGATATTGACACACCGACCGACGACGCTAATATATCTTTTAGATTTTTGCCGTGTTTAGTTGCAGGATTAGCTTACTATCTAGCAATGAAAAAAGCTCCCGAAAAAGTTCAATTGTTAAAAGCAGTATATGACGAAGAATTTGCAAGAGCTAGATCAGAAGACCGAGATCGTGCAAGTTTTAGTGCGGTTCCGGGTAGAGGATACTTTAATAATTATTAAACAAAGGAGAATGATATGGATAAATTAAATATGGTAAAAAACTGGTATATGGGTCTTAGCAAAAAATCTAAGATTATTATAGCAGTAGGTATCGTAGTTATCGTTGTGTTTATTATTACATAATGGATACTAGATCACGCATTAAAGAACATGAAGGTTTTAGCCCTACTGTCTACGAGGATACTCTCGGTTATAAGACAGTAGGCTACGGCCATTTAGTTACGGCTAAAGATGATTTTATAGTTGGAGAAATTTATTCTCCTGAAGAACTAGAAGGTGTGTTTGAAGACGATTACAAAACAGCTTTTGATAATGCGCACGATTTACTAGAAGACGAAGATATACCATTTCACGAAGTAGTGGAATCAGTGTTAATAGAAATGGCGTTTCAACTTGGTTTACCTAGATTGAAGAAATTTGTTAATTTTATACAAGGATTAAAAGATCAAGACTACAGCAAAGCCGCAGACGAGATGATTGATTCTAAATGGGCTAAACAAACACCTAATAGAGCTTATGGTTTGTCTGAAATGATAAGAGGAATTGTATAATGTGGTTATCCCTTTTACCAACAGTACTAAAAACTGGAGCTGCTATATTTGCTAACAAACAAAAAGCTAAAATATTAATGTCTGACGCTGCCCTACTACATGCTAGTAAACAAGCAAGCGGAGAGATTGAATATCAAGCACAAGTACGGCAATCCAATGACCAAGGCTATAAAGACGAGTTTGTTTTAATCTTGGTATCAGCACCAGTAATTCTATTAATTTGGTCTGTGTTTAGTGGAGATCCAGATATTCAAATGAAACTTGATTTATTTTTTGAGAAGTTTGGCAGCTTACCTTTTTGGTACCAAACTATTTTTATTGGGGTCGTGGGTTCAATTTATGGACTTAAGACAGCCGATATTATGAAAAGAAAATAAGGAAACTTATGAAACTTTCAGAAGATATGCCGGTAAGTTTGCCGGCTAAAAATCTTATTGCTATTGTAGCCAGTGCTGTAGTTGCAGCATGGTTTGGTTTCGGTGTTATTGAAAGATTAAATTCTATAGAAACACAACTACAACTTATTGAAAAAGACATAGAAGCAGCTAATGAATTTATTTCTGGTGTGCCCAAAGGAGATATGGTTTCTCCACAGATTCAAGAACTATATATGCTGGTAGAATATTTATCAGGTAGTGTAGAAAAGATTCAAGAAAAGGTTGACGAAGAAATACCTAACATTGGAAAGAATGCTATGACTATAGAGTTTCACGAAGATAGACTAATAGACGTGGAGGATAAATATAATGGGAGTAATTGAAGTAGTATTCTTGTTAAGCCTTTGGACTCATCAAGGCGAAGAACGAAAAGTTGAAGG